CTAATATACCAAAAGCGTTAGAGCTTACAGGTCTTTCCATGGACGAGCTATCCTCTATCGTCGGAAGGTTCATCAAAACATCATGGAGAGCAGGCCAGATGCGTGGTGAGGTGGTTGTGTACTCTGATGGTAGGGTAAGGATCAGGCATCACTTCAATAAGAAGAAGCTGTGGGAATCCGAATCATCTTTTGATGAGTTCGATGAGCGCCTTGATTCCAGAGTTTTCTGATGGCTTTATGTGTAAATCTTCACTGGGAACCGTAAAAGGGTCTCTCCAGTATATCGATTGAAACTCCATGTCCGGATCGTTTTCAAGACTTGGTTTACCGTCGATCTCTGCGGTGTAAACGTAAACGATGATAGGCTTACCTTCCTTATCGTTCTTCTTGTATGAACCAACAAGTTTGAAGTTTTTACCAGAAAAACCAGTTTCTTCTCGAAGTTCCCTCTCGGCTCCAGCCTTTGGGTCTTCTCCGTCATTAATGCCGCCTGCAGGGAAGTTCACCTTCCCGTTGTCCTTGCGAGTTCCCATTAAATATGTAGATCCCTGTCCTTTGACAAGAACGACAGCGTACCGACTACTCATTTTCTTCCTCGCTAGCTGCCATCTTCTTAGGAGCCTTCATGGTCCTCATGATATCTTTGACCGCCGAAGGAAGAGGCTTAGTGTCTCTCATAAGAGGATATTGTTTTGTAGATCTGAAACCAGAGCTGTCCCACTCTCCACGGTAGTTGATTCTTCCATGAAGATCTTTCTTTGGGTCCGTCTGTGCCATCTTAGTTCTAGTCCGAGTGTGGATTGCGTGATACCTTTTGACGTCGCCTTTCGTAGCACGGTCGGAAGTATGTGGAGCGACTATGATCTCGTGCTCATGGGTAAACTGGTTCTTGCCTGGCTTGTTTTTACCAGGCGTATAGAACTCACCAGCATTGTCCATGTCCATCTGAAGACCAGGCATGTTCCCGTACATATGAGGGGCTGAATGAACACTGTCCTCATCTACCCATGCTGCTATGGTTTTTGCTGGGCCATCTTCTGTATTGTAATCACCCTCAAAACCTTTTGCGGTGCCAATGTGCGGAGTCCAACTGGAGTGATCGTCATGCCGAACGAATGCGCCATCTAAAACAGCTTGTCTTTCGTTTGGACCAACACCTCTAAAAAGAAGGAATTGTCTTTTTCCAGTTTCTGGATGTTTTCGGGTAAGGGTTCTGTTTGAAAGCTTGTTTAAAGCTCTAAGTCTTAATCCCTCTTCCATCCTAGGAATGTCTCTTCGTGCAGCCTGATGCGTCTCTTCGTCGTAATTGCTATCCCTTTCCTGCATGAAACCAAGAGACTCTTGCCACTCATTGGCCTTATCTCGACCAGGAAGGTTACTTGCGTTGATACCACCAAAGATACGACGTGCAGCGCCTTTCTTCATCTCTTCAGAAGCTGTCATCTGTTGGTTTTCCATGGAGGTCGTGATATCTTCAGGCTTGATTGATTGTGCAACCTTGTAAGCTTTTTGATGGCCGGTCTTAAGAGCCGATATGACCTTATCGGCCTTATCTTTGTCACCAATAAAATTTTTAAAAGATTCCCTTTTTCTAGGATTTACCAGAATATCTCGGGCGTGCGCAATAAGTTCCTCTCCAAAGCTAGGGTCATTGCGCTTATATCTCATCTTTGTCGTTAAAAATCCTGCTAAGTGCGAAAGCGCTTCTGGGTCGTGGGAGTCCAGCAACTTGTTAAGAACCTTTTTTGCAGCAACCTTGCCATAGCTTCCTCCGACTTTATCTATGAGATAGTGAAGACCCTCATGCTCGGTTGTGGCGGCAATACTTCGACCCCTAGCAGCCATATCTTCTCTCGAGAGTTTTGGCTCAATTTGAGTTTTTTTTCTTGGCGCAGCAGGCTTTCTTGGCAATTTAGGTTTTTCAGGTTTTTTTGCCATATGCTCTTGAAACTCAGTGTACTTAGAAGGATCATTTGAAAGTTCCATTCCTTTTTTTCGCCATTCTGCAGTAGCTGAATTGTAATCTCTTACCATTTGATTACGTTTATCAAAATGCTGTTTAAGCTTTGCCTCATATTCTGGGCCGTGCCCTGAGCTTTTAGGCTGACGTTTATCTGACTGGTACATCTGTCCTGTTAGGACTGCTCCCATAGGGCCACGTTTTGTATGATGAACAATACCTAAAACGCCGCTCAATCCTCTAGATACTCGCTTAGCGGCAGAATCTCTATCTGACTGTCTATCTATCGTGCCAGGAGGTAGATCTTTAAATTCAAGACTACCGTCTGGTTTCTGTATAGCTTGAGTTCTTCTTACGTTTTTGGAATCAGGAATATTTGTAGCCGCAACTTTTCTTGCAAATAACTTTTTCTGGCGCTCAGTTCCAACTTCTTGAATATCTTGATCAGGTCTGGTAGAGATTTCTTTAAGGTTTGGAAACGTGATACGAGGACGAGACATCTTTTGGAGGGAAGAGTCTGTGCCTTCACTTTTTTCGTATGAATTTAATATTTTTTTTACGTGCCAATGATCTTGGATTGGTTTTTTTTCATTAATAGCTTTTTTTGTCCCAGTTATTCCCTGTAACCAGGCATATCCTATCTTTGCAGGGTCGTCTCCAAAATGTTGTCGAAGTCTGTTCAAATGACTAGAGGCAATTTCGTGCTCTAATTCTGGATTTTTTTTCATGTAACTATTTATTTGATTCAAATCCATACTGCTTAATTTTGGATGTTTTTCTAAAAGTTTTTTATTTCTTCTAACTGTCTCCTGAATTAGAACAGGAGTCAGCCCATACTTTCCAAAAGCACGAGTTCCTCGATGTATGCCGTCACTGGGCAGCTTGGCATGGGCGACATTTCTGCCTCCGCTACTTTCTACTTGTGAAATAGTCTGAAGCATTTTTGTGTGAAAATCTTGTGTTTTAGGAACCGCCTGAGAAATTTCCCTGGGCGCTGTTGTCTCAGGAACAATTGCCGGCGTCGAAGTTAGGCCTATAATTCCTGCAGCAGCTAAATTTGCTATTGATCCTTTTTCAAGATTTGACTTACCAAATGGCCTATTGGGTTGTGACCATAGCTTTTTCGCATCTGCAGATCTATTTCCTACAGAAGAGTGTACTTTTTTGCCAGTTTTTTGTTCAATAACTGAATAAGCTGCTGAGGCAAGTCCCTTTCTTTGATGATCTGGGTCTGTACCACTGAACGTAACGTGTAAAAGACCTTTATGCTCTGAAGCCTCAGGCCATTCTGAAAAATAATAATCACCGACCCTGTTTCCTTTAGGATCGTGGGCCGTGACTCTGTGAGAAGTTATGTCATGTTTGCCGTTAAACATCTCGACTTTTGGTGGATGAAATTTTAGAGTGTATCCCTCTTTCTTCCAGTCTCCCTTGAGTCCTTTTTCCATTTCACTAGCCGCCAAATAGTAATCCGAATCTTCGGGAGACAATCTTCCCCTAACCGAAGCGTTAGAAGTATGCGGATCAGCATGTGTTGCGACCTTATCCCAAGCCCTTGTCGCTGCCTTGCTGCGCTGATATCCTTCGGACATGATACCCTTAGAACCTAAAGATTTTACATGATCTTTGGCCATGTTCAGCATGTTCTGGTATAGCCCTTTTCCTTGATGCTCAGGCTCAATATGTCCAACTTTAACTCGGTGGTATCCAAAATCTTTTGAAAAATCATTTGAAACAGAATCTTTCGAATAAGCTAAATGGCCAACCTTTTTTCTATCTTTAAAAACTTGAATTACGTGATATCCAGGATTTCGGCCATGATAACGAAACTTGTACCCCTGAGCCTGAAGCTCTTCTAAAGGAAGAGCTTTTTCAATTTTTTCAGGCAAATCCTTACCTTTTGATTCTTTATCCCAATGCTCTACAGCTTTTTTACCACCCAAAGTTTTTATTCCAGCAGGTGTATGTGCCCACCTTCTTTGAGCCTCTGAAGCATAGGGCTTCATAAGAGTTTCGTAATTAGCTTTAGACATTTCAGATTTAGGAAGTTTTGGAATAGGTGAGTTTCTTATTTGGTGAAGCTTTGCTCGATGCATGAATCCGGCGATTTCTCTGTTTTTGGAGGCTCCAGACATCATACCGTAATTTTCTTTTTCCCAAGAACTTTGTCTTTCCGCCCTAGCTGATCTTTTTTCTTCAGGACTTTTACCCTCATCAACACGAGCTTTCTCGAAAGGTTCTCCAAAATCAAAATTATGAGTAAAGGTTGAACCATCCGGTAAAACCGAGTACATATCTTTAGGTTTTGCCTGATGAAACTCTGTGCCTTGACCCATAACCACTTTGCCCGAATTGGGTCCGTGATTGTAGATCATTTTATGCGTGTAGCCGTCAGATTCTATATGTGATTCCTGTCCTGTCATGTGAGCGAGAGCACGAGCGGCCTCTTTTTGATCGTCAGATGGGTCGGTGATTAGGATAGATTTTTCAGGCTTGCCATAATGGCCGCCCATAGAGTAGATCTTTCCACCTTGGAATTGCTTCAAAAATTGAACAGCATCATCATGAGAAAACGGAGCCTCAACCTTATCTGGATAAGGAGAATTCTCAACCGAAAAGATGATATGTGGCTGACTAATCAGATGTCTCATACCTCTCCTATATAGTTGTTACAAACATCTTTTGGCCCATCAATCTTTGGAGCTGTTTTAAGATTTCTTTCTTTTTAAGTTGAAGCTCGTTAATTCGAGTTTGGAAGATAGCAGGACCAGGATTCGAAGAACTCTGACCGATACCGTCTTGGCTGATGCTGACCGAAGTGTTCGAATTATTGGGCGCGATACTGCTTAAAATATTTAACGCAGCATATATTCCAATCAGGTTGTTAACAACGATAGGAACCTGACCTGCATCTTTTGAAAGGCCGGCAGTAATAGTAATTTGCCAGTAGGTAGGAACCCATTGAAGACCATCCATAACAGTTAAAAAAGCAATACCTGCATTCCCAACGGCTCCTGTTACAGAGTTGACTCCGTAAGCAGCAAGCAAAGGAACAACATTGATAAGTCTTTGGTGGAAGTTTCCTGTATCAATCCATTCTGATGGGATTTCAAAAATGTTTTCCCTATTAGCAGAAACAATCGCAAGCTGTTCGATAGAAATAATAGGCCCTGCATTTGATCTCAAATGAATATACGACTTGTAATCATTATAATGGAAAGGAAGCCTTTCAACAAACTGCTCGGCAAAAACTGGAACTTTAAGCTCGATCTCAATTTCATTGATCGCAAGATTAATTTGATCTTTAAGCTCATCGTTTGAATAGCTTACGCCTGCAGGAAGTTTTTCAAGAATACCTTTTAAGTATCTGCTTTTTAGCTTTGCAGGAGTAAGAAGAGGCTCTACCCTGGAAAGAAGGCCAGATGTTCCATTTGCTTGAACAGGATAGGTTTTTGTGTTTATAGCTTTTGTTTTTGTGTAATCAGCCATTAGCATCCGCCCTGATTAAACATTTCCACAACAAGACCTTGTAACACAACAAAACGTCTTGTGACGCCGCCTTCGGTAAGGATAAATTGAACGTTTCCTGAGCTTGGTTTTTCTGTACTCAGAAGGTCTACTTTCCATAGGGAACCATCGAGAGTAGAGGCTGCGGTTGCTGTTTTTGTGATAACGTTGTCTGGGTTTACCGCTGGGAAAACAACCTGAACAGAAGGACTTGCTCCTGTAGGGATATATCTCAATCCGTCTTGGTCAAGATCAATGAGCTGAAAATAGAGGGTATTAGGCTCATCATGTCTAATTGTCCACTCAGAAGACTTCTGAAAAGAGTTAACGTTTTGAAAATTTTTCAAAGTTTGTGCTGAAAGTCTCACGGAATACTCCTATGGTCTACTCTTTAAAGATTGCCTTTGACCACCTCTACTGTCTATGATAAGATATCATATATTGCAGGAGGTTCAAATTGATTATCGGTTTATCAGCTTGGAAAAGATCGGGCAAGGATGCCGCTTCAGACCTATTGGTCAATGAATTCAAATTTAAGAAGGTTTCGTTTGCTAATACCCTAAAAGATATGGTTGCGGAGCAGTATGATATCCCCAGAAGCTCTCTGGATGACCAAAACCTAAAAGAGGCCCCCTTGTTCCAATATCCCGTAGCCCCTCAGGACGCCTTTTCTAAGATGATCGCCGATTTCCTTCAAAAGGAATTCAAGGCGGACGGGAACGGAAAGCTTTACTGGACACCTAGGGCTTTAGCTATCCTTGAAGGCTCAGTTAAGCGCAGTGTAAATGCGGCGTATTGGACAAGCAGAGCTTTAAGTCAAATTAAGCCAGGCGATCTGGTAGTTATTTCAGATCTTAGATACAAGTCTGAGGCTTCTCAGATCAGAGGGTACGCTAACGCCATCGGCCAGAAGTCCTTGTTAATCAGGATTAACCGTTTTGACGAATCCCCTTCTAGCGACCCCTCAGAACGCGACCTGGATGACTATCAGCAGTTTGACGCCGTTATCGAGAACCGTGGTACTCTAGAAGAATACCTTGAAAAGGTCTCAAGTCTTGTTTTCTCCAAACTTTGATATGCACACCACACTCCCCTAAAGGGGGTATCCATTTTTTGTGAAATGGTATTTATTTTTGAAAAATCAGATAGGGTTGTTTTGTAGCCAAAATCAGATATATGTTTTTCTATTTGATCTATGGGTGTTTTTGTCGGCATATAGCTATATTATCACGATTGGGGGATTAGGATCTGCAGAAATAGCTCCAACATAAAAAATAAAGCCCCTTTTAGGGGCTTTATTAAAATACCTGTAAGTATTTAAAATTATTAAGGAAGGCTTGTTGCGCCCGATTCTTCTTGGTCACCTGACTCGTCTGTCACCTTCAGTCCAATATATGTTACTGAAATTCTAGACGTAGCACGAGCATTTACGCCTGTGCTATAGCTGTTGGGAATACAACCGATGGCGTTCATGATCAGCTTTCCAGTTTGGCGATCTCGAATGGAGATGCTGACAGGTCCAAGATTTAAAAGATCTTGGAGTTTTGGCATTTTTGGAAGCAAGTGTACGCCCTGATCAACAACTCTGAAACCGGAACAGTTGATAGTGACGGCCTCGGCGCTTACGGGGGCGATTTCATCTGGCCCAAACCTACCTAAAATATGAATGGGTTCAGTTCCAATATTTACTCCGTATGTACAGCTTTCAAAAAGCCCAACGACCTGATTGTCTACGCTGACTACTGCCCTGGGACCTGTAAGTGTCTTTGCCATTTTATACTCCTAATTCCTTATGCAGCCTGTTCGACCTGACTAATATCTATAGAGATTGGGATGAAGAAGATGGTAGTAGCGAGCTTGATCTCAACCTTAATAGTCATGGTTGGCCCACTAATAGTCACGTCTTCATTTTTGTAACCGAGAGGAGCGTCGTCGCTAGACGCGATAAGCTTGATTCGTCGGTAAATGTCCATCTTTTGTGCCAAGAAAGCAAGTCCGTCGGCCCGTGTGACGTCAGCCAAAGATTTTCCAACAAATTGAGTTTGGAAGCTTTCAGCTAAGTCAAGAGCAAGAACGTCAGCAGCGTAAACAGCTTGTAAGCTGTTGTATACGAAGTTCGAATCGATTCCGTATGTTGACTGGTCACTTACCCACTTAACTCCAGCGGTAGCAGATTGCAACAACAGAAGGCCTGCAAGAAGAGCTTTTTCAACATCACCAGGAGAACCACTATCAAAACCAGCAGGATCTTTGTAAGCAATTACGTTAGCTAGTTTATTTGTAAAAGATTTATAGAAACCAGCAGCCTGCATTCCAGCAGCTATACAAGCAGAATACCAAGGTGCAAAAGTTTGCTTTTCACCTTTTGAATCTATTTGATCAACGTCTTGGAATGTTAAATAGCATCGGTAGCTAGCTAAAGAAGCGGCTTTTGCTTCAGCGTCAGCGTAGTTACCTTTGAAAGATAACATAGCTACGCGGTGTCTCTTAAGCTTAGCTGTGCTCATTTTAAGAACATGGCTCTTAGTAGCAGCATGGATAGCGTCGATAGTATAAGTAGAACCAGACTCAGTCAAAGCATCTGCAATGTCCGCAGTAGCGTCTCGACTAAAAAGAGGGACAACAAAGTTAACTGCAATACCTTCAAGTTTTGTTAAAGCGTCAACAATGTTTGCTCCTGTAGTAAAGCCTTTAGTTCCACCGCTTAAGAAAACGTAAGCAGACATAGGAGATGGAAGTCCTTCGTCGTCTGTAGCCGTAAATTCAACAGCAGAACTTGTAGCGATCGCATCTTTAAAATTTTTAAAAGATTTTTTAATACGTCCAGGTTTCAAAGAAGAGCCAGAAGCACAAATTCCGATGTTTGCAACCTTGTCCAAATCTTTAGGGTTCATTTGAGCGCCAAAAGTTGTGGCCGAAGCAGTGTACCCAGTTTGAGAAGAGATGTAAGAGGCAAGGTCTGTCACAGTGGCGTACTGGGTGATATCAATAGAAAGGTTGGAACCAGAACCGCCTGTTACTGTGGTGGTTAAGATATTTCCTGCAGAAATCGAAAGGGTGGCTGTAGTTCCAGCATATCCAACTTCTAATGCGACTTGGCCTTTTGCTTCTATGGTTTCATCCAAACCAATGTCAGATCGAATAACAGACACTTCAATTTCAGATTCAGCAGCAGATTTATAAAGTCCAGCAGTTAAAGCAAGAGCAGCAAGAGACCCAGAAACAATCTCAAGAGTTTTACCCCAACCTTTTCTGTAGTTAGCAGTGTCAGCATCTATGCTGATCTCAAAAGTATTGGGAGCAGTACCGGCAGCAGCAGTTACGCCAGTTGGTAACAAACCGTTAAGCTCTGTGACTAAAGTAGCGATGTTTGAGTGGTTAGCAGGGACGTTACTCAGTGTAATAGTAGTAACAGCACCACCGTTAATTCTCAGATCTAAAGTAGCACCGTCAAGAGCGGCACCAAAAGCTGGAACGACCCCAGACACAACAGTAGGAGTGTCTTCTAGTTGGCTAGCAGTAATTTTATATTTGATCTTGTTTCCATTCTTTCCGAAATTTTTGGCTTTAAGGGTACCGTAGTTTGTGTCCACGATAGCCTGTGCCTTTGCGCCAGAATTCGTCTTTAGGATGTAAACACGGTTTACAGAACCAGTAATGTCTGCATCAGCAGAAGGTGCGCTTAAAGCACGAAAAGCGTCAACGATGGGGCCAGCAACATATTTTTGCTGAACCTGAGAAACTTGATCAGGAGTGAAGAAGTTGTCCTTCAAAACTTCGTCTGCAAAGCCTTTGCCACCATCGGCTTCACCGATGATAGCAATAACTCCTGTAGCGCCAATTCCGACAGGGGTGGATCGAACGTTTTGTTCGAAGTAGGCCCCTGGAACCACAGTTGAAATGTAAGAAGTTGTTAATCTTATTGCCATTTTATTCTCCTACTTACTTTTTAAGTCCAAAGTGTTCTAAACCTTTTTCAAAAAGCTCAGGCTTGTCAAAACCTGACGCTTTCAGATGAGCCCACAGAATGTCCTCAAGGTCTTTTGATTTTCTATAATCCTTCTTAGCGATTGACCAGAAAGCTGCAAAAGCCTCTCTAGTATCCTGGGAACTTACGGGTGCCTCAAAATTCGACTGACGAGCTGAACGAAACTCAGTTTGTTCTTTCTCAAGAGCTTCTCTCACAATCTCCTCCGTCGTTTTTTTATCAGGATTTCTTTTTCTTCCCATAATTACTTCTTTCTGCAAGACCCTTCTGAATATGGCTTTTTACCAGGAACTGGTTCGTAACCTTCCCAGCATCGGCCTTCGGCTTTTGCCATTTTTTTAGCTTCTCGCCTTTCCATAAACTTTTTTAATTGAAGAGGCTGTTTGGCGATAGCTTTAGGTTGACCTTCCGGTACTTTAGGCTGCGGAACTTTAACCTCTGCCATCTGAGCTGAGTTTTGGTTTCTTGGGTCTGCCTTATCCATTCTCAGTTCTTTTAAAACATCATCACGCTTATCAGGGGCTACTTTTGGAAGAACCTCGTTGACTTTCTTGTCGCCCTTAATTTCTTTGGCAGCCTCTTTTACAGACATTTCGGCTTTCTGAAGTTGATCTTTAGCCAACTCCTTAGCTCTAGCAAGGATGCCCTCAGCGACTTCTTTTGCTGTGTATTCCTTCTTTTGTTCCACTCTTAACTCCTCAACACAAAGATTCGTGCGCCATACAAAACCCAATGATTTCAAGTAGTTCCGAATACTATTTCGGAAGTTTTGTTTTGGGTTCGTTTCTAATTTGCTCCAACTTGTCTTGGTGTATTTTTTTTGCTTGAGAAATTTCCCCTCTTCTAACCTTTACACCTGCAAGGCTTTCTTGATGCATTCTTCCTAATTTGCCGTCTTTTACATCGCTATATTCTCTAATTGGTGGATTTGCATCTTCAAAATTAGAAGTTTTTTGTTTTTGAGCTTTTTTCATGGAGCTTTTTTCCATGAACTTCCTAAGCTTTCCAATACCTTTCTCAGGAGCTTCCATACCTTGCTCTTCATTTACCATTAACCCCCCATAACCAGTCTTTTTAATTGCTGGCATTTTAGGTGTTTTAGGCATTTTAGGGGTCATTCCAAGCTGCGCTTCTGCTTGAGCTTGTTTCTGTTGGTGTATTTCGGCAGGAGATATATCCTTTTGAAGGACATTTTCTTTTTGAGCAGGTATGTGATTAGAGGGTGCCTCAGGAATCATATTTGGATCAAGGATATCTCGGACAATATGCTGAGCAGCATGGGCTTGGCCTTGCTTAGAACCTAAAGCCTTTTTGAAGGCCTGATAAAGTGATTTTTTTAAGTTATTGCTGCTCATATCTTTAAGATTGCCTCTTGCTAGTCGTTCTCGCTATCGTCATCTATTGTGGTCCAAATATCATCCTCAGTATCAAGGGAGTCTGGGCTGTTTAGGTTGGACAAAATCTTAATTCCAGAACGAAAACCATTTTCGGTTTCCTCATCAATTTCAACAGCTTCCAAGATTCTGAATGGCGTTTTAAGCCAACTATTTTCTACCTGTCCGGTTAGGGTTATATAGCGACTAAAAACATTTTCACCACCAGGGCCTTCGAAATTGGGATTCTGCATAAAATCGCTGCTACTTACCGAGCTTTGCATAAACTGTCTTCCCTCTAAAAGGCTTTCTCGGTATCTTAAAATTGTATAAAGCACAATTGCATGGAGCCAAAGAAGGGTCGCAGGATCACCGTGAACATGGCATCCAATCGAATAGGTCTCTTGGAAAAAGGTGTGCTCTCTTCTTGCCTTATAAAATTGATATTTAGGTACAATACCAGCCTTTGTAAGGGTAAGATCAAGATCAGGTTCTAGCTTTAGGCCGCCCGAAACTACTTCTTGGATGATATACCCGTTTCCAGTATTTGGGTCAACCAAAATTTGACCAGCCCGAACACCTCTAAGTTTTACGGATTTGGGTACGGAAAGGATTCCAGTTGTTTGGTTGTAAGAATCTGGAATAAAGGGTTTTACTATGTACGGAATAGGTTTTCCGATCTGGTTAGGCATTAAAGTTTCAACTTCTGTTGAAAGATCGGCAAGATGCTTCATGTCTTCTTTTTCAGCAGAACTTCCAAGAGCTATTGTTACACAGGGAAACTGATCTTTGTCGTTTCGGTAGCGAAGATTAACTTCGATCTTATTGTTCATGAACCAGTCTTTGGCTGCGTCGATCTCTTTTTGGCCGTACTTATCTTTTAAAGCAGGCTCTTTTGTAAAACTTGCAAAAACGTCATCAAGAAGCCATAGGTTTTTCCTCATGTCTTCTAGACCTTGGCGTATTGCCTCAGCTATGATTACGTCTCCAGCAAAGATCATTTTGTATACTTCTCCAAAATTGAAGGGAGGATCTCATCGTTAAAGATTTTCTCTGCCCATTCCAAAGCTTCATCCATAAATTTCTTACCATCAGACCCTGGATGAATCCACTTAGAACCCTTATGTTTAGAACTTACAACCCTAAATGTCATAATATCACGTCGAACCTTACCGGACGGCAGTTTTCGTTGATATATCGTAAGACCGTCTAGGGCTCCGTGTGATGCTCTAGCACTGGGTTTTAAGGAGCTTATATCCTTTATGGTGTGAAGCCTGCCAAGCCTAGGGCTGCCATCACTGTTATATTCAATTTTTTTATAGGGTATTTTTCTAGCTTTAAGCTCAGACTTTATCTGATTCACAAACATCAAAGCACTTGCAGATGTTTGGCTAGGAGCCTTTGCGTGGTCGAAAGGTATTGCTTTATATTTCGAGCCGTCTTTTGCTGTCTTAGCGTTCTTTCTGAGCAGATCTTCCGTCATATCGCCAGCTTTTCTTCCCTCTTCAATCCAAAGGGCAGGCTGATCGAGACTCACAACCCAAATGCCATTTTCAATTTCTTGAAATTCAAGATTGTCTAAATATATCTGTCTAGTTGAGTGCAGTTTTTCAGATGCAAGCTCTTGTGTTTTGGCATAAGTCATAGATGCCACTTGCTTTACACCTTGGGTAATAGCTTCTTCGATTTCTTTTTTAAGCTCGCCAAATTCCTGAGCAATTGCTTCGGCGTTTACAAAAAATCTAAGATTTGACATTAGTACCTCTCGTGAGTAATGTCGCCACCATTATCCAATAACATTCCAATTTTTGCATCTACATATTTCATTCTTCCGGTTTGATTATCAACAACTTTTATGCGACCATCGTTTGTGACGAAACCTTCGGGTTTTTCCGGTTTGGCGACATGACGTGTCGTTTGTTTGGCTGGCAGGCGTCGCGTGCCTATCCCTGTCAGCCGTTCTGCTTTGGGAGTTGCTGCTCCAACTGCTGTTGTTGAGGGATGTTCCCAGAAGGAACATCGATCATCTCTTCTTCCTGTTCTGGTGACACAGCGTCAGGACTGATCATCTTAGAAAGTTCGATCATGTTATGAAGAAGCCCCAACATGGAAGCGTAAAGCTCCGGTTTAGCTTCTTTGATTTGGTCCATAAGTTCTTTGTTTTGTTTAAAAGCATCAAGATTTGCGGCGATTCTTTGTAGAATATCTTCGTTAACGTCAGCATCTGCAAGGTCCGCATCAATACTGTCTTCTTCTGTCGCCATTTCAGGGTCTGCTTTTTCAGCATTTAGATCTTCCTGATTTTCATCAAGAACATCCTCACCCTCAAGAGCGATAGTCGGCTCTTGTTCAAATTCAGATGGTTCTGATTGCTCATCCTCAGTCATGAAGTCTTCTTCTATATCAGACTGATCTTCATTTAAATCAACTAAAAATTCTCCATCAGACTCTGCATCTTCATTATTTTGATCTTGGTATTCGTCATACTGATCTTGGTATTCGTCATACTGATCTTGATACCGATCATACTGATCTTGATACCGATCATACTGATCTTGGTATTCGTCATACTGATCTTGGTATTCGTCATACTGATCTTGGTATTCGTCATCATCCATAGGAATTTCTCCGTCAGGAACGACGTCTTCATCTACCATCTCATCTTCTGGCAAAGAATCTTCCATACCCTCAGGTAATTGCATCATATCTTCTGGAGATTCTTCGTAAAATTCAGAATCCTCATCTTGAGGCATTTCTTCGTCTATTGGGGCCTGTTGGTCCTCTGCAATTGCATGAATATAGTGATCATCCATTTTTTGCTGTTCGTCGTCGGCGGTACCGGCTTGAACTGCCTGGTGGGCCTCGTTTATAACATCTTCAATTTCAGGTTGGTATGTTACAATTTTGTCTTTTCCAGTAAGCTTAGCCGCAATAAGAGCTTTTCCAGCTTGGCTTAGGCTGTTTCCTAGACCGATACTAATACTGCTACCTGTCGTTTCATAATATTTTTGTCTAATGTTTTCTAAATCTTTAACACGACTTGGGTCGATATGGCCTACAATCTCATCACCTTCGTTGTTGTACACTTCTCCATTTGCAGAAGAAATCCAATCGGCTAACAACCGATTTCCTTCTCTAATGAGTTTAGATTGCTTTATAAAAGCATTAACATCATCTTTTAGCACATAAGTACCAACAAGCGATCCGATTCCATCACCATCTGCAAAAATATATAACTTGTTATTCATACTTACCTCTTATCCTTTGTTATTATTCTTATTTGGAATTGGATTGCCAACTCTCCACCAAAGTAGTTTGTTGTTATTTTTTAAATTGTATTCTTTTTTTATAACCTCTAAATTCCAAGGAACGTGGAGCCCGCAAGCCTCTTTTGCCATCAATGGCACTATATGGTCTACATGATATTCTATTCCTGTTACTTTGGTTAACAGTCTTGCTCTTTCATATATAGCTTTAATTGCTTCTTTTTGAATAGGTGAAAGCCATTTAGGGGTCGCTCTTTTTATAGCTTCCATTCGTTTTTTTTGGTATGCGTATTTTTTATCGTTTTTTATTTTGGGAACCAATTTCGTTTTTGAGCTAAGAAAACCTTGCAAAACATGTTTGCAGGTTTTTGTAATTTTTTTAGATCCATTTAAAATAAAAACACACTTTTTGTGTGTTCCACTAAAAGTGGAATAATCTATTTTTACACAATCCCCGTACAGGATTTTTAATCTATCGTTTATTTCATGCTCAGATAGCATAGACTTTTTAATTTTAAAATCTGGATGTCTCCAGCCTCTTGTTATAACATAACAAGGCTCAGCCCAAAATTCTCCATGTTCAGAATCTATAAACAAAGCTTTAGATTTGCTTTTCTCAAAAGTTTTCTCGACTATTTTTACAAAATCACCATGAACGTCAAATAATCTTTTTTTAATAATTTCTATTTTAGATGTTTTTGTTTTTTTATTAAAATTTACAATCTCTTCACGACGTCTTAATGGGTGTTTAAATTTTCTCAAAATAATATCCCGAGGAGATTTTTTAAACTGCCCGTATTTTTTATCTATAAATATAGCCGGCTTAGAATAAGAAACAAAAGAGGACTCATCTAAAGATAAAAAAGGATATATTTCAGAAATGGTTTTTTTGACATACTCTATGTCAAATTTGGTCATTTTTTACTCCTGTTTCTTCTCTCTCGGAGAACCTCAAGTAACATTTCAATGTTTTCTGGGTCCCATTGCTTAGAAAAACTAAGCTGAAGTCCGGTTTCACTTTTCCTGATATGAATCTTTTTATTTCGATCGGGGCCGAAGCAGATACATCCAGAAAAACCACTTTCATCAAAAATTTTATTTCCGCAATCTGGACAGGTTACGGATTCGCTTTTTTCAATTTTAATTTCATACGAAGGATTGGAAGCTTTTGCAGCTTTCTTTTCAAGAAACTGTTTTAGTTTTAATGGCTTCTTTTCCA